GCTGGTAAGATATAAATTTGACCCGCTGCATCATCAAAGAGACATAAAGACCCTGATTCAGACGCAAGCAACTGTCGCGCAGTAGTACCACCCGCTAGACCGGAAATAACCTCAAGGTGACGCCCTGGCATTACTGCCCCCTCATCGGTGTTCGTTCCTATTTGTTCTAAAGCCATGATGACTTCTCCTTAGTTGTTAGCCCATCGGTGAGCAAGCTCAGGCCGGATTGCATTGAAGCCGTAGGTAATATCAAACCGGCTCACGAATCGAGAGTTAACAATATCAAACCCTCGGACAAATCGCATTGAAATGCCATCCATGACCTTGCGCCCTGCCATATCCATTCCACCAGGTACAGGAAGGTCAGCAGTTGCAAAAGCAAACGCATCTCTATGGAACCCTAGCGAGACATCATGAGCGGCCGCATTGCCACCAACTTTAGTAAGAGCTTGGTTATTAGCCGCGCCATTACTCACGTTCTGGTAAGGACCTGTTGCTATAATTTCAGGCGTAAACGTGATGGTTGTTGCACTTGCGCCAATAGCGGTGGTAACAACAAACTGCTGCAAGTTACCAGTATCCACCTTAGTTTCTGGATGCACCCGATTAACGCCTGCAACGGTAAAGACATCACCCGCTGTCATGGTGCCAGCACCCGTATCGATAGTAAGGCTTGCGCCTGTTTGAGCAGTTGCTGAGTCAGTCAGATAATCACCTGTGCCGTCATCAGTTCCAGTGGTGTGGCGAGGCATGTGAGTATTTTCAAAGAAACTATACCCAGAAGTCCGACCTATACCGCCTTCTCTAAAGTTAGCCCCGATAGTACTTTGAGGGTTGAACAAGCCTTTTAACGCATCATTCAAATCAAGATTATCAGAAGTATTTAAACAAGCCGTAACAGTGTTGTCTTGCGGCACAAGGTTATCGACAAGAAGCTTTCTACCATTACCGATTAACTTGTACGTCATGTCAGACGCTACGTTATTGACTTGATTGTAGACTTGCTTATAAACACTGTTGATCATGTCTGATTCAGCTTTAGCAGCTAGTACTGACATGGCAGGTTCAAGGTGTAGCTCGGAGAATGAATCAATATCCATCTGGAGCTCTTCATCAGTGAACTTCGCACCAACGTGCTTTCGACTGGTAATAGCTAGAGATGTGTTCTTCTCTACTGTGTCTTGTGCTGTTAATACTGCACCGTCTGTTACCTCATACTGAGCAGGTAAACGAATCCGCAGAGTGTCCCCAATCTGTGCACCCTTATTTGCAAAAGAACTATCGTAAGATCGGTTCACCCGACCAATAAAATTAAGTTTTGCATGTAAAACCCGTAGGGATTCTCGCAAAATCTTATCTGTGGTTAATAGCGTGTTAGCCATTTAAATCACCTATTGCGAATTTCTCGCATTAATTTGTGCATATCGTGCCTCTAGCCATTCTGCGTCGGTCATGTCGTCTTCATCCTTTGAGACCTTCTCCGCACTGCCTAGAGGCGTTATAGGATCAGGTGCGCCACTTACCAACTTGGGTTTTAGTGCGTCTACCTGAAACTCAATTTTGGTTAACTCGATAGCTTGCTGAATAGGTGGTAAGGCAAATATCTTTTCAGCCACGTCCAAATTTGATCCCAAGTGATAAGCAACCTCTGGCCCTTTATCCATGTCAAAGAGGCGCTCAGCCATATCGATAGACATAAATTGGTGCCCGTAAGCAACGTCCTCAAAGTCTTCAAAGTTACCTCGCTTCTCTGCTAAATTAGCATCAAAGCCAGCCTTTTTAGTCTTCAACTCCGCCTGCCTTGCGGTCTCTGTATTCGCTTGATCTCGTACTTGGTTCTCTGCTGATATCCTGTCGTAAGCTGCATTACTAGCCGTTTCAGCTACAAACTTGGCGTTCGCCTGCTGATACTTTGAATGATTATCAAAATCATCCTCATTAGGTGCAACTATTTCAGGCTCTTTAGTAACGGGTTTATTAGTTTCAAGCTGTTTAATTCTCTCCTCTAATGCTGCCGTTTCTTGCCTTGCCTCGTATTTCTCACGAGTTAACTGATTTATCCGCTCTTGAACCTTATTCACTTTCTTAGGCTCTATAGCGTCCACATTCTCTATTTCGGTTGTGGCGTCCGGTGCAGGTGACGATTCTGCAATAGGTGCGTCTTGAGTCACTTCTGATTCGGCTTCTTCACTCATTTAGATACGATCTCTCGAATTGTTCCTAGCGATCCCCACTAGTAGGGTTTAAAACAGTTTGGCCACCTTGCCTAGCTGGTCATGTGCGTATTGTCTAGCTACGGCAAACTGCCTCAATTTATCAACCTCATCCATCTTTGCTTGAGTGCAGATAAAGTAAACATCCTCACCCTTGCCTTTTATATAGTCGCCAAGCTTTGTCTGCTCATCGACTCGGTATTCATTTCCATCTATTAATATGTGCATAATTTCCCTTGAGTAACGTCTCCACGAATTTAACCTACTAACCCAGTAGTGGGGGCCTGTTGTGGTGCAGGCGCACTTTGTATCAAGCCTACTATCTCAGCCAGTGCTTGATTCATTAACTGTTGATTGCCCTGGTCTCTAGCTAACTCAGCTAAGGCTACAGCGTTCTCAACGTCATTCTGTTCTGCTTCAGTCAAACCTTTAACAGCTGATGCTTTCTTATTCGCTGTATCGGCCTCTATATTGCCTATTTTAGCCTGTTTTTCGGCCATTTCCAATTGTATAGCGGCTTGCTGTATCTGTTGCTGTTGCTGGGCTTGCTGTTGTTGTTGTTGCATTTGCTCTGATTCTTCCTCGGTAGGCTCAGCAATACCAGGCGGTAACAGCTTTCTAAGACGTTCAGCTATCTCATCAGCACCCGGCCAATCAAGGTTTTTAGCTACCAGGTCGCCAGAGACCTCAAGTATTTGAGGAAAGACCCTAGCCAGCTCAACCATACTACTAGCGGCCTCAATCCGTCTGGTACGATAGGACGGGCCAACACCGACTCTTACATCGTATTTACCGCGTGTCAGATCGTTTTGGATCCGCATACCATCTGGGGTTAACATAGGCCGGTTTATCTCTACAAACTTAATAGAATCGTCCTCCCCCCTTAATCTAATCATTCTCTGTGTGTCATAGTATTTAGGGATTAAATCTAATATCACCCTCCCAGTGTGCTCAACAGCAGACGCTAGGTTAGCCATAAATAAAGACGTTCCTAGATCGGCCTCTTGTTGTAGCGCAATGACCGCCTTACCTGAGCGTTGTTCTGGTAGCTGCCCCGTGCTAGCTTCAAATACGCCCGTAGCCTGTTGGATATCTTGAGCGCTTATCTGAGCTTGCTGTAACAGTCCTGACTGCATTGAAGGTGGCGCTATTCGTTGTGGCGGTGGAGCTTTGGCATCAGGGTTGTATGGTAAATAAGGCAGATTCTTTTGATTCGCTTGGTTCCAAAACTCTTCATAGCCTTTGATTTGATCTTTAGTCACTAAATAAGGCGCTTTGGGTTGCAGTGCTATTGTCTCAGCAGCTGCACTATTCCAATAGTTGTACATCCGTTGAGGATCTTTAGCCGGCCTTACTATGCCTCTGTACTCAGTTTTGCCCTCGATATTCTCCTCAACCCCGTAAACTGGGATACCAGGGAAATACTTACCAGGCCAAATAGTGTGCTCTAATATGTCAAACGCCGATAGTTTGTACCAATGGATTTCATCAATCTCAACCTCTCTGGTCTTGACCGGCTCAATACCTTGCTCTCTATACCCTTGAACGTCTTGTTGAGTGATCTCATCGGTTGGGATAACCACACCGTTAGATAATTGGGTTAATTCGCGCTTCTTCTTCTTCTTAACAAAGTATTCACCAATCCTAACTGAATCAGCCGAATACCAGCGTTCCATCGACTCACCAACACTAGGGCTTGGCGTAGAGCTAGGAACATCTTTCCCGTAAAGCATCTTAAACTTATCAGCGCTCATGGTTTCAGACTTGATACAAAACCGTCCATCTTGTTTTTGTGGCTCTGTCGCATCAGGGTCAAAGTACCAAGTAAAAGGATTACGCTCACGCTGTATAACAATGTCCTGGGTGAATATATCATCGGTATTCTCTACCGTGTTAACCCGCCAAACGCCGTATCCCATCTTCACCTGGAAGTTAGCGGCTGTCATATAAGCCCCAGCTTGGGCTTTTGACGTTTGCTCAATCTGCCTTGTAAGATCCTCTAGTACTGATGCTGTTTCCTTATCTGCTCCATCATCAATGGGGTCCACTTTAATAGAAGGCATGTTCTGTCTAATGCCCCCAGTGACCTTTCTAATAGACTGCCCGATGTGATCTAGGGTGAGCATTGGACGCCCTTCTCTGTCGTTCTTCACATCCTCATCCCACTGGTCCAAGGCAGCGAATTTAAGATCATCTACCATATCAGCTCTATTCTCAGACTCAGCGGTAAACGCTAGATCAAAGTCAGCCATAAATTGCTTAATGATTTTATCTTTCTCAGCCTGCGAGAATGTGCTTAGTTTCTTTTCAGGCATTCATCCAGCCCCCAGAAGATACGGGTATTGATAGTTTCGACCCCTGACTCACTGGCTCAGCAAATGTCAACGCTAAGGCATCTCCGATATCAGGGCTAAATCCATATTCTTTTTTAATCTTCTCTTTCTTCCACAACACTATTCTATCCATTGAATCCCTATCATAAGGGCTAGCGCAAAGGTCTGCCTGTATCTCGTCATCATCTGGTATCTCTACATCTAGATTCTCGTCAGCTAACCATAAATTCATTTCGCCCCACATCTCACCGCGCTTGTTCTTGTACTTATCCGCATCTAGAGGGCTTGATCCAAATGCTACAGCTTTAACGTTGTCATACCCCAGCTCATGTAATCGATCTACCAAGTCACTACCACCACCAGCATCTATAAACATCATGTCGGGCTTCTTGTTAGCTGTTGGGCAGGCAGTATCTAGAACCTTCTTGCACTTCTGTACAGCCTTTCCTAATGAGTTAACCGCCTCGCCTGTCCATGATTTTGCATCGTAGGCTTTCCTGCCCTGCCGCTTAATGATTGAGAATCTATCCCCCCCTCTGCTTGGGTCCACGCCAACAATGTAAGAGCCGTTACCATTGACCTCTGACTTTCTAGCCTTAACTACGTTATCTGCACCAATCAATCCAGACTCACCTGATAGTTGAAAGGCTTCCGCTGCATTCATTGGATACTCTTGTTTAAACGACCGTTCACCATCGGTGCCGTCTGCTGACAAGTCGGCTATCTTTGTGCGTCTCCAATAAATCTGATCGGTTGTAATATCATACTGTTCAGCTAGTTCAGACTCTTCTACCGTTGCTCTAAATTCTTTAGGTGGTGTTTTTGAATACTCTTCTTGCCAAAACCAGGGAACGAATACA